TTGTTAATTCGTATATATCCGTTAGGATTTGTAGATGTTGATATTTTATTTAATTCTCTTATCCATTTCCAAATATACAACATTGAATGTATAATACTTGTAGTTTTATTATTTTCGGTTGAATCAACATTATCTTCATCTGAATCAGTGGCAGGAAAACTATATTGGGTAACTGAGTTTTTAATAAAATCAGAAGTTGATTGGTCTGGGGATATGTTTGTTTTTAAGGATTCTATAACATCTCCTAAACTTATAAGTGTTAAAGTTATATCATATGAACCATCTTCTTTAAAATCCCATTGGTAATTAGATACTTTAGCTAAAAAACCATCGTAGTTTCCATTGTATTTTTCTCTTTTTTTTGAGATTTTTTTTAAAATTGTATTAAAATCTTTATTTTTATAAAATTCTTCTTCAATAAGAGTAGGCCCCATTATTCCTTTTTTAATAGGGTCTGAAGAATTTTTAGGGTATAAACTGTGTCCCCATTCTAGTAAAACTGTGTATCCTAATCTTAAATAAAGTAAATCTATAATTTGAAATTGTTGAACGTTATGAGCTACTAATTTTACTGTGGCTTTTTTAATTGAACCTCTATTTAAGTTTTTTACATCAGCTGAAATTAGACCGGGCATTGGAGAGTATCCAAACTGCCCATATGTGTAAGAAGTATTATTTACATTTGAGGGTCCAGGTAAAAATCCTTCTCTTTGATTTAATTCTTTATTTTTTGAATCTAAACTAGATAAACCTCCAAATAAAATAAAGTTTTTTGCTAGTTTTTCTTCAGATAAAGTAGAATCTACACCTATTTCTTTTAATCTATCTTTAGAAACAGAAGTAGCTGAGGCTAGTTTAAGCCAAGAAGTATTTGAATTTAAAATATTAATTTCAATAGGAGTTCTTTCAAGACTCCCATGAAGTTTTTGTCTTGTTTTTATTTGATTAATTACATAATCTTCTAATGGTTCCCCTATTATTGCCATAACTTATATATCTTGATTTAACAACTCATAATCTGCTAATATAGTATTTATTCTACCTGGTGATGGGATTCTAATTTGGGACCCGGGGTTTGGTAAAAGCGAATCTGCATCTTGAGAAGGATTTGCACGATTTATTATCCACCAATATTCAGAGTTTCCATAATAAGTTTGAGCTAATAAGTCATACCTATCACCTCTTGTAGTATACACATAAATATCTTGGTTTCCAAGGGGTATTGGAGGATATTTTGCATTTTTATATACAACGGGAGATGTATTTTCTAGTTGTATTTTAGTGGTTGGTATTTGTGAATATCTAGCCATTAAAAAAGTATATTAAATGCAGATCCATTAGAATCTAAATTTGTTATTTCATTCCCTCCTATTAAATCGTTTTCCGAAATGCTAGGAGTAGGGTTGGTGCTATTGTTGATTAAATTAGAATTTGTTGGGTTAGGTGTTGGGGTTGGTGAATAAAATGTTTGAGATATGTATTTTGTTTTATTAGTACCAATATCATTAAGGTATTGTTTTTGTGGTCTAAATGTATGTATCGGTTGAAATTTCATTTTTACCTTAATCATAAATGGTAATCTATAAACCTCTCCTGTTGTATCCAAATTCCCATCTTGATCTCTTGCAGTTTCCCAAGAAGAATCTTCAGGAATATCAAAAGTTAATGATTCTATTATTCCTGGTTGATCAGAGATGTAATCTCCTACTGTTATGTATGATATATTCCCTGCCATATATCCATTTGGGAGGTAAAAAGGAGCTAAAGTAGAAGCCAAATAGTTTAACTTTTCATACATTATTTTTTGTTCTTTACGGGATTGAGCAACAATAGTAAAACCTATACTTATGTCCCTATCAAAACTACTATATTTAAAGAAAGATTCTGCTCTACCCATATAATTTTGAGACTTCCATTTAGCTTTATAGCTATCTCCAAAATCATCAATAAAAGCTCTAAAATGCATATACCACTTTTTAGCAGTTAATGAATCATTATATTGTGTTCCTATATAAAAAGGAATTAAATCTCTATATTCGGTATCTATTTCCCCGTCTTTGGGGGTTTCAGAACCATACATTTTAGAATATGTTACTTTATCTAAAGCAGAAACATTACCAGTTTCATCTGGTTTTCCTAAAATATAATTTGAAGTGTCACCTTTTTTACCTGGGTCGCCTAGATTAAATAAAATATCTTTATTGTAAAGAGGGATAGGTAAAATTGTAGTATTTTCACCGTATTTAAACTCATTAGTTCTTAATGGAGTTTTTCCATCATTTTTTGTAGCAAATTTTATTTCTGTAGATCCTATTCCTAGAGCAGAATTAGGCCCCCCACTATATGAATACAGAACATCAGATATTAGTGAAAATTTATTTTCTTTATTAAGTCCTGAACTATTCCAAAGTTGTAAGAGTCTATTTCCATATCTAACCTTATTTTCTTCTTGGCTGATTTGACTGGATAATTTTATTGAGGAATCAATTGCTCTATCTTGGGCATTTTCGGTTCTTGTTTTTCTTTTTTCAGCTAATACATCTATATATTTGTCCCATTTGTTTAAAATTTCTGTTCTTTTTTCTTCAAGATACAAAGCAGCTTTAACACCTAATTCACCTCCTGTGGTTAAATCACTAAATGAGTTAAGTTTAGTATTGGCTGTTGATGTTAAAGTTCTAAATGGAGTAACTAATGTACCAATAGCTTGGAAAGTTGAAATACTTGATTTGGTTGTAAAAAAATCTTTTCTAGTAGGATTAGTATTTAAAGTATTTTGATAATTGGATATTTTTTGATTTTGGTTTATTATCCTTTTATTTAAATTTCTTTCTTTTTCTATTAGAGATAAATCAACTATACCTGTAACATTATTATTTTCTTCAAGATTATTTTGGTAAGCTACATCTTGGTATTTGTTAATTGAAAGATTTGCAATTTTACCTGTTGGGTCTAACCCTTGTTTATTTAAATGAGTTCCTGAAAAATTAACCCCAGCTTGAGCTAGAGTTGAAAGTGGAGTATAAATACCAGCATTTAAAGCACCATTATCTGGTTTAAAAGATGTATCTCCTGAAATTTGGTTTCCTAAAATAGAAAAATTGTCGTTTTGTATATTTATATTTTTAGAAAAACCACCATATGCAGGACCAAAAGATGTTTCTGTTTTTGGAGATATTCTAGAAAGTAAATTTTGTTTACCAACAAAAAGTAACCCATTAGGGTTTTTAAAATCAAAAAAGTATTTTGTTAGCCGAGCAACATCTTCAGCAGCACTAGCAGGTGCTTTTAAACCACCACGTAAAATAGAATCTTCATTTGTAGGGGTTGTAGGTTGATCTATTGAATCTTTTATATAAGGTTGCCCACTATCTCCCCCTCCTGGTCTATCGTTACCATATTTGAGAGATTTCAGGGTGGTATCACCATTTTTTAATTTAATTAAAAGACCCATTTAAAGTATTTTACTCAGGTAAATTATCTGTATATTTTGGAGGTGTAACTCCGTTTAAATCTAAACTTGATGGAGGTGGAAAACCAGCCATATTTGGATTACCATTGATAGAGTACTCGTTATGTAGTGTAGATTGAGCTGTAGGGGCTAAGTTAGTTGGAGTTTGTCCATCAAATTCACTTAATTGAGATCCGTCTGTTGTTAATTTAGTTAATATTCCCATGATTATTTATTTTATTATAAATATTAAATATTATTGGGTTTTAAAACTGTTTTTAGCCATTTCATCCCCATCAGTTTTTGGATTAGCTCCTGTTGTAGCTTCAATAACTTTATTTCCATCAATTCCAACATTAATAGGACGAGATGCTAATGCATCAACTCTTGCTCCTAAAGCATTAATTGCATTAACTACAGCAGACATATTTCCTCCACCTCCCCCACTACTAGCTTTTACTTCTCCTTCTTTCATCATTTGAGTAGCTTTTCCAGGTTCAGCAACAGCATCATCTGCAAATAAATCTGTCCCAGCTACAATAGTATCTTTATTATTAAATTGAATAGCACCTTCAGGACCAAACATGGTTCTTTTTCCATATCCACTTCCTCCAGCTGCAGGGAACATAGCATCATCTGCTGATTGGGAGTTTAATAGGGCAATTCCTCCTGCGGCTGCAGCTGCTGCTAAACCAAACCCAGCAAGTGGAATACCACCAAATGTTTTCATAGCAGCACTAGTAATATTTACTATTGCATCTTTTAATGAAGCAAGTTTTAAATTTTTCAACATTTTTACTCCATCTCCTACACTTTTAGCAAAATCTACAGTTCCTTTAATTAATTTAGCCGTCATAATAACACCTATAGCTGTCAGTATAGTTTTCCAACCACCAAATTTATCAAATATTTCTTTAACTTTATTAAACATATTACTAAAGCTTTGGTTTATGGTTATTAAAGAAGGTATAATTGAATTTGCTAAACCGTCCATCATTTTATCTTGGGCAGCTTGACGTTGTTCATCTATTGACTGTTGTTCAAACTGTTTAGCTAATTCTTCATCACCTAATTCTTTCATAGCATATGCCATACCATGTTCTGCAACCATGGTATCAAATTTTTCTTTAGCTTTATCTACAGATTCAGCACCTATAGCTTTTAATGCTTCTTGTTCCTGCAATGCCCCTGCTAATTCTTCCCTACTCATTCCTACAGCTTCTGCCATTGCTTCTTGTTGAATTCTATTCATTTTAGCAAAGTCAGCTGCTGAGCCTACTTGGTTAGCTATTTCTTCAGCTACAGTGGCTAAATCACCATTTAAAGCGGCTTGTCGGGCCGTTTCTAGATTTAATTCCTTTCCGGTTAATAATTCAGCTTCAAGTTCACTTGTAATTGATTTTTCAAAATTTAATAGAGAACCTGCTATACCATCTACTTTATTTAATTCAACCCCTAAACCTTTAGCAGATGCTAATGCTTTTCCAAGTTCTTTTCCGCTTCCTCCCATAGAAACTTGGATGGCTTTATTTGTATTTGATATTGCCTTTAATGCATCTTTTTCATTTAGTAGCATTTTATTGTTCAATCCTTGAACTTTATAAGATGCCATTAATTCTTTTGTATTTTTTTCAGCTGATTTTCCAGCTCCTAAAGACATTTTTTGAATACTTTCAGTTTCTTTGGCTGTTAAACCAGCATAATTTGCTAGTTTACCCATTAACTCTACATCTTCCTGGAGGGCATCACTCATGTCACTGAACTTAACAGTGGTTCCTAGAGCAGCATTTAAACCAATAACAGCTTTTTCTGTGTTTTTAGAATTTAAAAACATATCCCCTGAAGCCTCAGCAGAGGCTGCCATTTCCATCCTCATTTTTCCAGCTTCTTCGTATGTCATGTTCATACTTTTAGCTGAGGCTCCTAATTGTTTATCCACTTCCATGGCATTACCAATTATCAGGGACATTAAATTATTAATAAGACCAAGAGGAGATAACCAACTAGAAAGACCTGGGGCTATTTGGTTAATAGGGTTATTGATTTGGTTTAAGGTGCTTCCTATTTTGTCTAAATGGGCTTGGCCTTTAGCTACACTTAAGGCTTTTTCTAAACTTTTTCCAAGGTTATCTACATCCCCATCCATGTCTTTTATAACAGCATCAGCTTGTTCATATGCAACTATTTGCTCTATAATTAAATCTCTTAACCGTGCAGCATTCCCTTCTTGATTTTTTAAATTTTTAAGTTTTTGAAGGTGTTTTTGGTTAATTTTAATTTGGTTTGCAAGAGATTCTTGGGAAAGTTTTAAATTATTTTTATTAGTAGATAATTGGTTTTGTAAATTTTTAGCTTGATCTTCCGAAAGATTTTTTGAAGAATTTTGTGCCTTATTAAGCTGTTGAGCAACATCAACAATACCAGCAAGAGAATCTTTTGTTGTTTTAAAGCCATCTTCTATAGCCTTAGATTTATTACTTGCTTCCTCTGCTTGTTGAGCAAATTCATTCATTGCTGCATTAATCTCACCAAGTAAGCCTTTTAATTCACCAGCATTATCATTAAGATCTTTAAAAGCCATAATAAGCTATTTTATTATAAATATTAAAATATAATATTTTTACTTATATTTAACTGGTTTTTTAGTTGATTGGGTATTTTTAAGAAATTCAGGGGCTTTTACTTTACCACTTGAATCTATAACTGTTGTAGAATCTGATTTTGAGGATTTTTTATATTCTTCTTTTTCTTCATCATAGTATTTTTTTATTTCAGAAAAAGTAAAACGACGAAGCCAAATTGGCATGTTATAAACAGTGTGCCAATCATATCCTCCTTTTCCATGAAAACAAATTTGATGAATTTGTCTATAGATTGACATTTTAGCATGGGGGCTATTCTCCAAAGTCAGGCCAAAAAAACTTAAGCCCAATTGGTATATTGACTTTACTTGAAGCGTCGTCGGGAAAAAAAGTTAGATCTACATCTGGTTGAAAATCTTTAATATGTGTTCTAAGTGATTTAGAATCTCGAGCGAGGAGATGTTTATCTACAAATTCTCGTATATCTTTTATTTCCCTATTTCCATTAACTGAGGTTATCATATATTTCATCCTAGTTGATAGATCTGGGGAATTGTCTTTGTTTATTTTTTTAAGACCTGCAAGTTCTCTTTCAATATTTTTTTCATCTGTATTAGTTAAAAGTTTAAAAGTAACATTAACTTTAGAATGAGGTAAAGTAAAAGAAAACTCATTTACTCCTTTAGGAAAATTTGATTCATCTAATGGTTTATTTTCTATTTGAGATAAATCAACAGTGTGTTCTTCATTATTATATTCAAAAGTATATTCAGGGCCATACCCTAAAATACGAGAAGCAATCATAACTGCATTTCTATCACCTACTATTAAATCATCATAATTGATTTTTGATACTATTAGTGCTTTCATCAATTTATCAACAGCAGTGCCATTTTTAATAAAATTTTGATTTAATAAAATATCTTCTTCTTTAGCAGTCATATACTTCATTTCAATAGTACCTGATGATAATGGATTGTCTGCTGGGTATATTAAACCTTTTGAGGGTAACTCAATGGTTTCTGTTGGAATTTGAAATTCACTCATAATTTTTATTTAATATAACTTTATTGTCCTATATACATATATTAAAGTGTAGAAATATCTTCAGGATTTATAAAAAATCCTTTAACTCCTGGCACTTTTCTTATTTGTGAAGCAATATCTTCCATTTTGCTTCTATCAAAACCTCCTTTTGTAATAAAAGGATAACCATCAACTTTTACAGTTAAAATGGCTTTAAATTTCTTTTTATCTTGTTCATTATAAGCAAGTGGTTCTACAGATGATATTACTGTAACTCCGGTAATTGCTCGAATATCTGAATAGATTTCTTTTTGTGGGCGTTCTTCAATGTCAGTAAATAGGTTTCCTACCATCTTAAACTTATCTTGATAGTCCTCGTTTAACTTGCGGTTAATTTCTTCTTTTACTAACGTACGTAAAGCATCTAACTTCATATGTTATAAATATAATGAAAAATATTTAGTTTTCCAAAGAAAAAAAAAGCTTCAAATAATTTTTTTGAAGCTCTTTTATCGTCGGATTGTGAATTTTAGTAATTCAATATACAATAATCTGGTTGTACTGTTACTGTTGCATTAACAATTGTTCCATCGTCATCCCAGTTATAATCACCAAAGTTAGCTTCAGTAATGACAGCTCCTTTAATTATCCATTCAGAAACTACATCACCAACAGGACCTAAAACATTAAATGTAATATCCTTTTTATAGAAATCAGAATAACCATCTCTACCTGTTACTGATTCGTGTCCTAGACGTACCCATTCCATTACTGCTTGGGCTCCAGATGGAGTAATTGCTTCATAAAGAGTAAATTGGATTGTGTTCCAAATTGTTTTACCCTTCACATAACGTTGAACGTTAATGTGGTTAAGAGCAACAGCGGTTTGAGTCATTGATACAGCACCTACTCCTTTTACAAGGAATGAAGGGATTCCATCCATATAAAGGATAAAACGGTTTGTTTGTTTTGGTTCAAACGCTGTGTAAAATATTTCGTTGGGATTTAAAATTGCCATTTTCTTTTATTTTATTATAAATATTCTATCTTTTAATTTTTATGCAGGAAATTCAGCTCCAGTTGGTAATAAAATGAAATCTAAAGATACAAATTCTGCAGTTCTAGTTGGTTGTATATAAATTTGGCCAATTAATTGATTTCTATCTATTACATCCGGTCCATTATTAGTTTCATCCATTACTACTTTAAAGGCATATAAACCTTGTTTTTGTTGGATTCCTTCTAAATATGGAGTAACACGTGATACAAATGAGTTTCTTGTAGCTATTGTGTTTTGTTCAAATACTATTGTATCTGCTATTTGACGAATATATCCTTTCATTTCGATT